TAGTATGTGATAAAATTTGTAATTCTTCAGAAGTACCTTCACCATATTTAGCATTAAGATTAATACCGAATTTCCATTGTTCACCTTGTGAAAAAATATTGCAGCGAGGACATTGGACTTGACAATTCCATTCACTCCATCTCGTTGCTAAGTGTTTTCGTGACGCAAAATGCCCGCACTGTAATTTTTTATATTCATCTACCTTACCGCAAGTAAAACACTGTGCTAAGCCGTTATCAGTCGCATTTCTTAAACGTATATATAAACTAAACCATTTATCCAGCTCTTTCTTTAGTTTACTAATACTTTTCATTTTATAAACCTACGACTTTTTTCCAGTTTTTTTTCAATTTTCCTTTTCTTAAATTATATTTATTACCTCTAAACTTAGGATTTTCTTCTTGCAATTTAGCTCTTGCTCTTTTAATAGAAGGTGCTGGAGTTAATGCACCTAAAGCATATAATCTTAAAAAATCTTTAGCACTAGCATTTTCTCTAAATTCTTTTAATTCTCTATTCCATATATTACAGCATAATCTATTATCATCATCTCTTAAATGTTCGTGTTTTGTTAGCCAGTAAATAACTTTCTCTTTTGTTTTCATTTTAATAATTTTAAATTTTTATTATAATAAGGCACTTCTTCAGGCTTTTTATTAAGTGTATGTACTTGATAATAAGCATCATCTATCTTTTTTTTATGTTCATATAACCACTTGTAAAAAGTGCGTATATTTAAAAAAGGCTCATCTTTACCAAATCTAACGCCAATTCTAAAAGCTTCACGCACTTCTTGTAAATTTAAGTTTTTGAATCTATTTTCTTTTACTAAATCATTAGCAAATATTTTCGCTAACGTCACCATAGTACGAGCATCTGTTTTATGTCCTATTTCTACAGAAGTAATATTAATTAGATCATATACTTTTGTAGATAATTCTTTTATACTATAATCTTTTAATTGCTTCATCTTAATTCTTCTAATATCATTTCACTAAATTTTTCATAATTATCTTCTTGCCATTTTTCTAATTCATAATCAGTTAATTCTTTACCATTTTCATCTTCAGCATAAGATAAAAAAGCATCGCAAAACTTAGGATAATCTTCTAGTTTTATATCTGATATTTCATAATTTTGTATATTCATAATAATTCTTTTCCTTTTAAATATTCACTTATTTGATAATCTATTTTAGATGTACTTTTATTTTTATTAAAATTATTTCTATTCCATCTTTTTAATCTCAAATTAATATCGAAAGTTTTTTGCATTTCAAATTTCATTTTTTTTCCAGTAGGATTTTTTTCTATCCAATAATCTATAAAATCATCTAGAGTACTTTTATCTATATCATTAAAAGCATAAACTTCTTCTAAAAATTTTTCTTTTCTTTTTTTAATAGTATTACTATATGTAATATTATTATTAGTTATATTTATATTAGTATTATCTGTTAACTTTTTAATACTAGTCTTATTAACTATTGTTATATACCTAGCTAATATTTCTTTACTACCTTGTTTATATTTTACTACTCTTTTAATATAACCTAGATCATCTAAAGATTTAAGCCACTTTTGTACAGATACACGACTTACTTGATATAGTCTAGTAAAATAGCTAGTAGGTGCAGTGCATTTACCATTCATATTACATAAAGCCGTTATTTCAGCGTATAAGAGCTTAGCGTTAGGTGTTAAGCTATTATCATATCTAACTTCAGAAGTTAATATAGCATAGTAATTTGGTCTATCTTTCATATACTTTTTGTCTTGATTTTATATTTATATCCTTCAAAAGCTTTTCTAATAATTTCATAATCATTACTATAATTAAAGCAACTAGTTAAAAAATGTTTCACATATTTACCACAAATTACAGTAATAACTAAATCAGCTATAGCATATTCTTTTACATTTATTTTTTTTACAAATAAATTAAATTCTTTTTTACTAATAAATATTTTTTTATCTAAATCTATTCTTTTATATTTTTTTAGTATAGATATATACTTTTCACGATAAGGCTTAAATACGTCAAAATTATCGTTATGATTTTTAAGATAATAATACATACCCGTTCTATCTCTATTTAAATATTTAGCTACTTTATTTATATTAATTTCAGCATCTTTAATTCCTATTACAGCTGATATTTGTCTAGCTAAAGATAAATCCATTTTCCTACTTTTAGTTAAAAGAATATCTTTTTCTATATTAAATTCTTTACAAGTTATATTAACTATATTTTCAAATTCTTTAATCTCATTCATAATTAAAATGGTAGATCATCATTATTATCTTCAGTACTTATATTATGATTTAAAGTTTCTTCACATATTGACCAAAGATTCAATGAGGTGTAATACTTATTATTATATTCTCTAGAAGTTACATTAACGCCTAAATCATATATAACACCTACTTCTAGCTTTTTAACCATATCTATATTTACTCTAGCATCTTTATTATTACCTACCTTAACAGCATATTCTTTTGCCCATTCAGGTATGCCAGCATCATAAACGTGCTCAAATACTAAAGTTTGATTTTTCCATTCAGTACCATTTTTTCCAGTACCACTTTCAACTTGTAATTTCTTAACTAATTTTCCTTTTAAATTCATTTTTATTTATTTATTGATTATTAAAAAAGGAAGTGAAAAGGAGTTGATAAACTCACAAAGTATAACCGCTCAATTATTATTTGTATATTATCTAACCCTTTCACGACCTATACTATTTACGTTTAAATTCTTCAGCTTCATCTTCACCAAATACACCTAATTCATACATTCCAGTTAATTTTAAAACAGCTCTACTTAAAGCTCTTTTTTCAGCCATTTCTAATACATAAAACGTATTTGTATTACCATCTTTAAAAGTATTACCTTTTAAAGCACTACCAAAAGTTTGTATAGTATTACTATCTTTTATAGCCGTAGCTTTAACAGAAGCAAAATTAGGCTCGCTTTTAACTACTTCATAATTAATATGTATATTTTCTAAAGCTTGTATTTTTTCTATACCACTTCTAGTGATTATTAAATAATGCGAATGTTTAAATACATCTTCAGGAGTTAATCCATAATTATTATATTTCTCTTTTAATTTTTCTTTTTTCATTTTATTTCTCTTTTATGTGTTTTATTAATTGTTCTTTTATATATTCTATATTTTCAGTGTCTATCCAGTTTAGAAAATCATAAGCATCATAGCAGATCATAAAATCTTTACCTTCTTCATCAGTACCTCTTAAATATACTTCACCATCACAGCATTGAAAAGTATTAATGTCGTTCATTCTTTTTGATATTACAAACATATTTTTTTTCATAATTATAAATATAAAGTTTTACAGTTATTTTCTATATACATTTTCTTATATTTTTCTAGTTTTATTCTAGTTTTTTCATTTACTTCTTCACCGAAATAATGATAATTCATTCTACCATCTTCAAAAAATTCAGGCTCTACTTTAATATCATAAGATTCATCTAGACATAAATCGTGCTTTTTAGTATAATCATCTAAAGCTTTATCTATTTGTTCTTTAGTACCTACTACAGTAATAGATAATTCAGCTAATTCAGGTACATCTTCATATTGTTTACGTCCAGTCGTTCTTTGCTTATTAATATAAATAGCACCATCATTATAAAAAGTAAAGTGTTCGCATTTTATATCCATATCATAATAAGTTTAGAAGTTAATACTACAAAAGCTACAGTTACTACAGCAAATAAAATTTTATATAAAAAATCATAATCATCTAAACTACTTATAGCATAGTCTATAAATCTATTTTTATAATTAATTTTATTTGTTTCTTTACAATATTCAGCTTTAAAGAAAGTATCTAATTCTTCAGAATTAAATATTCTTTCTTCTTTAGTTACTCTATTGATAACTTTAAAATAATTTTTTTTCATTTTTCTTTTTTTTTTATTAATTAAAAGGTACATATTCTACAGCACTTCTACTATTACTAATTCTAACATAATCATTAAACTTTTTATAAGCTTTTTCACCTTTAGCTTTTTTAATTTTCCATAGTAAATTACAGTACGCTCTATAAACCCTACCAGCATAATCTAAATAATCACTACCTTCACACTTCCATCTAAGCTCTCCACCATTCATATAATGTGCATTTACTAAACATAATTTATCACCTCTTTTAAATCTATTAATCAATTTTTGTTGCGAAGGTGTAAACTTTATACCACTAATTATTTTTTCCATTTTTATATTCTTTTTTATTATTAATACAGCAAAGATATAAAAAAATATATATATCAACAAAAAAAGTTAATAAGTTATTAACAATATATATGTTAAAAAGGTTATATAAAAGAAGCTAATATAATTAAGACAAACGCCCATATTATCATCAAAGGAAGTTGATGCTTAGGCTTCATAAAGGCATAAGAAGATTGATAGGCAACGTACCATTGTTTAAAACAACAGCACAGCCGATCGCTGGCTTCTTACCAGCTTTAGCGTAGGCAAACGAATATTGCGTAAAATCTATACCAGTACCTACCTGAGTACCGAATATACGAAAATTCTTACCTACATAGTGTTCAGTATAACATTGAGTATGTAAATGTCCTTGTACAGTGTTCATCATATCAGCACGACATTTACTACGAGCAGTACCACCTTCACCGTGAATATATTGTACACCATCTTGTTCATATCTTTCTACAAATTCCCAGTTCGGCACTTCTAATACATCTTTATAAGACTTGATCCATTTAGACGGTATAGCACTAGTTTGACTTTTACGCATAATCATTCTATCGTGATTACCAATAATTACTTTAGTACCTTTTTTATGAAATTTTTTATAGTATCTAGATAAACGTTCTATAGCCATTTCTAATTCGTCAGCACCACCTAAACCATCAGCTGAAGTTTCGTGATAAGAGCTGTAGTGGTTATCGATTATGTCGCCTATAAATATTGTTTGATTACAGTTATACGTTTCATATTGTTCATAAACCCAGTCAAGATACTCGTCTAAATCAAACGGACAATGTAAATCGCCAATGATTAAAACATTTCTAACATCTACACCGCGCATTTTATTTAAAGCGAGTATCTCGTGTGGCTTTAATCTAAATCTATTATTTTTTTGCACTGTCTGCAATACCTTGACCTATTACTAATGCAATAATACTGTAAAGAATAGCTTGTGTTTCTTCAGGATTCAAACCAAATTGTTCGTGAAGTAGCTGTACTAATATTCCAGCTAAAGTGTACCATACTTTACGAGATTTTAAAATTTTACCGATTAAAAAATTTTTTAATAATTCATTCATTTGTTTTTATTTTAATTAATATATAAAGTTAATGCCTAATAGAGCCAAAAAACATCAGCATCTTTTGACTTATCGACATCGCAATGTACAAAACTTTTACCAATACCTATACGGTTAATTCCTACGTCTAATAAAGACTTAATTATTAAAGCTCTATCACGACTTCCTATACAGCTAATATCTGCAGCTAAACCTTTTTTATGGCTACTTCCAACACGAGCACCTAATACATTATCATTATAATTTTCAGATCTATAACCGCTATTAATTTTAAAAGGTATGCCAGCGTTACCACGAGCATAATCTAACTTTTCTAAAAATTTTTTATCCATTTTAGCACCACTTCCAGCTTCATCAGGACTAGCAAATTCTTCTATTTTAAAGTGTTTTAAATTAAGTGTATTAGCCATTTTAAGTCGTTTTAAGACGTTATCTGTACGTTCTAGTATATTAGTATTAAAAAATATTTTGCATCGATTTACTAGAGTACAGAAAAAAATTTGTTTCAAATTATTTTTTTATGTTAAATAATTTACAGTATAAACTTTTACACCCTTAACTTCGTGTATAAATTTTTTTACTACATCAATTTTTTTATCACCACTATCTTTTTTATAACGTGGATTTTTACTATTTAATTTTCTTTTTTTCATACATTATAAACTTATAAACAGAAAAAACTATTGCTAAACTCAATGAGATAAAAGTTAGTATTTCATTAACTTCTACTAACGATATACCTATAGCCGTACCATTAGCGATTGCTACTTGAGCAGTGTCTTGTATTTCTTTCATTCTTCTTATTGTTATTCTTATCTAAATAAGATTTTAATTTTATTTTATTAGCTTTTTTTACTTTATAATGTTTTTTCATTAATAAGATATATCAGGAGTTAAAAAATTTCTTAATGTTATATCAGTACCTTTTTGTCTTGGCTTTTCTAAATTCATACCAGCATAATACGCATTTTTATCAGCTGGTATATCATCATCAGTTGCAGTACCGTATTCAGGATATTTAGAAGTATTATATCTTAAATACTCTATTAATCGTTCAGTATAATATTCAGCTGTATTTCTTATTTCTTCACGTAAATGTTGAGCTTCTTCAGTACTTAAAGCTGTACCAGTTTCGCTAGTTTTACTATATATATTGCCATTTTCTACTTTAAATCTGAGAAAAGGTACGCAGTGATAAAACGCCCAGTTAGAAAGCATAGGTGCTATATAATCATCTATTAATTTTTTATAATCAGCTGTTAAATTTACAGCTAATACATCAGCTAGTAATTTATCGTATAGATCAGTACCGAGCTTAGGCTCGACATAAAGCTTTTGAGCTTGTCTAACATACGGAAGTAAAAAATCTACATCGACATTCATATTGATTGCAGTCGATTGCTTCAGCACGTTTTCACTTATTAGGAGTACGTATTGTGTCATATCTTATTAATTATAATATCCATTATTCTTCATTCTTTGTGGTGCAATAGCTACCAGCTTATCATTTCTTTTTACAGTAAAACCTTCACTTCTAGCTTTAGTAACACTTACTATCTGACTATCATCTATAGGCTGTTTAGCATTTCTTAAAGAAGTCTTGTAGATGCGCCTTAACCAAAAATGCCGACATTGTGGCCCGCCCTTATACAAAAACAAATTATATCGTTCTTTTCCATAGTGACCAAAACCTGGATTTAATTCTAAGCTATTAGCATTTAATATATCAGCTTTTCTATATACTTTTTTACTATCTACCATTAAACGACAAAAATCACGGCTAGTACCTGATTTATTAGTTAAAAAATTATCAGTAGCGTAAACATATCTAACTTTATAATAATTATTATAAGATTTATTTACACCATCTTGGTCTATAAAAGTACCTTCATCATCTTTAGCTTTTTTATCTTTAGTAATAATATTAGGCTTAGCTTTTATAGGCTTAGCTAATTCTATTTTTTCATTAGCTACTTCATTTATAACTTTTTCGAAATCAAAATCAGTATGTTCACCATCTACTACTTCTTCATCTACTAATTCATATTCACTTAAATCTTCACCAAAATCTTGTATAAATTCTTCTAAAGCTGTTTTATTAGAAAATCTTTTTACTTCTTCAGCTTTAATTGGTACGCAATTAGGCACTTCACGTCCATCTTTAATTTTAGTACCTATAGCTTCATAACCTTTCTGACACGGATTAGGTGTAATAAATTCTTCTTTACAATTACAGTCGTTCAGGCTCGTTATTTGCTCGTGATTTTCACACGGCATATAAACAGTATTACCATCTAACGAATGTTCGTGAAAACCGCTGCAACCTAACTCTTTAGCTTTTTCTATAGCTTCTTCTTTAGTATCATATAACGGTAAATCTATTTTGCCTTCTTTTCCATCTGTTACCATACTACCTACTTTAGAAAAATTACTTTTTAATTCTACTTCTTCATTTAAAGGTGGTAAACCTAATTCTTCACGTATTTCATCTGTTTCCATTACATCTTTTAAATCTTCACTAGTAAAGTCTAAAGTAATAGGCTTCAGTTGTACAAAGCTTATAGGCATATCCATATTGTTTACCCTAAATAACTTTCTAAGCACCTTCAGTATATGCAACTGGTACGGCATACAGACTGTGTTAAGATAGTAATTTCCGGCTGCATTAAGCTCGTCTACATTTGAGCCTAATCCAGTATCATTCTTTATACCCATCAGCATCGGGCTGGTTACACGATGTGCAGTTAAAATATTTTGTACTAGAAGCTCTTGTAAAGCTAAATATTGCTTATCGGCATTACTTACAGATATAGGTGTTATTTCAGGTACTCTATTTCTATCTTCACTAAAAGTTAAAACGAAACGTCCAGCTGATTTTTCACCAGTAAATTTTTCAGCTAAACTATTTTCTATTTGTAATCTTTCTTCTTGCGTCGGAATTCCGTTCGCGAAGGATATAAAATAAGATCCACTAAAGCCGTTCGAGATATTCGCAAGATGATATTCCGACACCTTTTGATCGATTAAACTCCAGTTATTACCAGCTAAATAATCAGGTGTAAAATAGCAATTCATATTAGGAGAATATAAACCACTATATAAGATTTGATTAGCACTTGTTCTATCATTAACATTAAAGGCTGGTACTCTATACGGCTTATTCATTCTAGTGTTAGTCCAGTCGCTACTAATATAATAACCTTTTACTTTACCCATTACATCAGGCTTTTCTACTCGTATTTTTTCTACCGGAACGTGGTAAATTTCAGCGATTTGAGTACGGTCCTTTGACCATACAACATTTAACGCAAAAGCACCCTGAAGCTTAAAGTCAAAAGCTACTTTTTTAATTAATTCGTGTAAAGTTTCATTAGAATTAGCATTAGCCATAAATTGCTTTAGCTTAACTACAGCATCTAAATCACGTTCATTTTCATCATCTATTACTATATCTTCACCAGCTATCATTTCACTAGTAGCATTAATAATCGCTGCATTTGTAGAACTGTTATAATACAAGTCTATCAAAAATTGTGGATATAGGTTACGCCAATCGCCACTACTATCACCGTATTCTATATAATCTTTTCCACGTACTTCTTGTACTTGTGGTGAAGTTTGTACACCTAAATCAATGTTAATTATTTCTTTCATATTAATCTGTTAGTTGCGTCCATTCTGGACTATTTAATATTGCCATTATACCATCATAATCATATAATGTTTTACCCTCTAAAAAAGTTGGTGTATCACCTTCAAATTTAAGTAAAAATTCTGTACCGGCATTATTATAGCGTAAAGTATCTTTAGAAGTTTCTTTTACTTCACTAAAATTAACCGTATTTAATTCTTCAGTATTTAATATTGTATAATTCATTTAATCAGCTTTAAAAGGTACGTCACTACTCCACGTTGGAGTATTTTCTAAAGTACCATTATTATCATTACCACTACCATCAAATGCT